ATCTGTCACTAAAACTACACTTCACCAGAGAAGATTATAATATAGATCAATATAATGGAAAAACAAGAGCGTCATACGATTCGTTCAACAAAAGAAACGACAGATTCTTCTTTCATCGAGTTGCCAAAAAATATAAAAGTGATATTTTGGATTTTCTTGTGTCTGGCTTTGTCGATAATAATTCTGTTTGGGTGGGAGACCTCAATACTTCTACATCAGAACAAAAATACTTACAATATATCAAACGAAGGGATGGATTTTCCTATTACTTCAAACAAGATATGTCACATTTAATTAAAAAGGCAAATGGTGATTTCAATAAGATATTTAAATGTTATAAAGGTCAACACCCAATTCTATTAAAAAGTTATCTTGCAAAAAAGATAGGACTTGATACATTGTCAGTCTTGCAAAAGATGTTTGGTTATTGTAAAAAGTTTGATAAAGAAATAGAAGATAAAATAGTATGGCCTAAAGTGAGTTTAATGATTCGTAAATATACTTCATTTCTAAAAAATAAAGATTATGATAAATTAAAAGAGATTATAAAACAATGCGTAGTTTCGTAATAGCAAACGGCACAAGTCGTTCTGGTTTTGATTTAAACATATTATCAATGTATGGTAAAACTTATGGGTGTAATGCATTGTATAGAGATTTTACACCTGATTATATTGGTGGTATTGATCGACCAATGATTGATGAAATGATAAGAGAGGGTGTATGGCAAAAATCTAAAATGATTTGTAAACATATGTATCCCGGTTCTTTTGATTCTTTTCCTAATGCAAGAAATTATGTACAAACATTTAAACAAGCACTAGGTTATGATAAACATTATGATACAGGTCAAACAATGTTAGATTATGCTTCTCAACATTTACAAGAAGGTGAAATCTATTTACTTGGATTTGATTTGACAAACTACATAGAACAAAATCAAAAAAATATTAATAACAAAATAGATAACATCTATGCAGGAACAGATGGTTATGCATCAATCGATTCCGCTGAAAAATATTGTGGTAAGTGGATAAAAGAAATGACAGAGATATTTTCATTAAATCAAAAGATAAAATATTATCGAGTTGGGGCTACAATTAAACCGAATGACTTTAATTTAATCAACAATTTATATCATATTAATTATGATGAATTTATAGAGAAATTAAAATGAAAAGAATGTTCTTAATTGGTAATGGAGAAAGTCGAAAGAATTTTGATTTAAACATTTTAAGAGATAAAGGTAAGATATATGGGTGTAATGGATTACACAGAGATTTTACACCTGATGCTTTAACCTGTGTCGATCCTGGTATCACACATGAAGTATATGATAAAGGATATGCAAAAGACAATATTTGTTATTATCGAGGATGGACTCCTTTACCAGGTTATATGTATGATGATATGAAATCAACTCACATAACAGACATGACAACACGATTTGGTTATGAACCTAAAATTATTGAAAGTGAAAAGTACGAAGGGTCAATCGAATTTGTTATACACGGTTCAACAGCATTATGGCAAGATAAATTATTAGAAGAAAAAAGACCATACAAAGGTATTGGGTCAAATGTGTTATTCATCTCTTGGTTACATCCGGAAGATAAAGTAACACGAATTGATGACATCATGGATTTAAATGATGGCACAACAGGAGATTGTGGATGGTCGGCAGGACCTACCGCAATGAATATAGGTTGTAAGGTTGAACAACCAGAAGAAGTTTTTATGATAGGGTGTGACTTATTTTCAAACACAGATAATTTTAACAATATGTACAAAAGTACCCTTCATTATGAGAAAGATGATATTGCAGCTGTTAATCCTGTTAATTGGTTAAAACAATATGCAGCTGTTATGATAACAAACTCAAATACAGATTTTTACAAAGTCAATGAAAAACCATTAGGAAGTGACAAAGTAAATAAAAGAATTGATGAGTGGGAAGAACTCATTAATATTAACTACATTACACAAGAGGATCTTATTAACAAGTTTTTAATCTGATAAACTTTTATCAAGTATAAATAACAAGATTAATCATTACATTATGTAAGACTATGAATAAACAAAAAGGAAAACCGCATATGCAAAAACTACTATTAATAATTTCTGCTTTATTGATCTCTGGATCATCTTTTGCAGGAATAACAGGTTCTGTTGGAGTAGATTTCTCCGAGAACGCATCTGATAACATTATCGCAACAAAAGATATCGACTTGAATATTTCAAGTGATGTTGGATTTGCTTCGATTGCTGTTATCACAAACGCAAGTGATCAACTTGTTTTAGACGAGTATTCACTTGGTGTTAAACACACAAACGGTTCTATCAGTTATGGTGAACAAAGTGACATCTTTATCGGTGGTGGACTTGAAGTTGTTGGTGCAGACACACTAGCAAATCCAAGTGACGCTGGTGAGAGCATCATTGGTTCATGGAACAAGACAACTGTTAGATTTAAATTTACAGATACAGGAACCGATATAACAGATTTTGATACAGTTCAATTAAAACACTCTATCGATGTTGGTAAATTAGCACTTTCAGGTGCTGTTGATCATACAATCGATGGTAATACAAATGTTTATGCTTTATCAAGCACAGTTGCATTGAATGATGATGTGTCATGGACCGCTATCGGTACACACGACAACTCATTAACAGACAAAGTTGCTTATGAATCTATCATTACAACAAAAGGCGTAAGTCTATTTGTAAACGGTGATGAAGGCGACTGGTCACAAAATGTTGGTGCAGGATATAAAACATCATGGAAGTCAGTAGATTGGTATGCAGAAGCAGGTTATAACATCGATACAAAAGATGTAACACCAGCTGCTGGTATGTCAGTAAACTTCTAAATATTTTTTGAAAAAGTGGGGTTTCGACCCCACTTTATAGTTGACAAAGTTGACTATATATGATATAATACAATCTTATATTATGAATTATGTGGATAACAAAAACATACAATTAACATACGGAGAATACAATAAATGTCATTTGAAGCATTAAAACGAAGTCGAGGTAATTTCGACAAACTAACAAAAGAGTTAGAATCTCTAACAAAAACAACTACCACACAATCATCAGGAAAAGACGAAAGATTCTGGAGACCAGAACTTGACAAATCAGGAAATGGTTTTGCAGTCATTCGTTTTCTACCTGCTGTTGAAGGTGAAGAATTACCATGGGCAAGATTATGGTCCCATGCATTTCAAGGACCTGGTGGTTGGTATATTGAGAACTCTCTCACAACAATGAATAAGAAAGATCCTGTATCGGAAGACAATAGTCGTCTTTGGAATACAGGTTTAGATTCTGATAAAGAAATTGCTCGTAAGAGAAAGAGAAAACTAACATATTACACTAATGTTCTTGTGGTTTCTGATCCTAAGAATCCAGAGAACGAAGGTCAAGTAAAATTATTCAAGTTCGGTAAAAAGATATTTGATAAGATTACTGAGGCAATGCAACCACAATTTGAAGATGAGAAACCTTTAAACCCATTTGACTTTTGGGAAGGTGCAAACTTCAAATTGAAAATCAGAAAAGTTGACGGTTATTGGAACTATGACAAATCAGAGTTTGAATCACCATCACCTATCGCTGATAATGACGATGATATACAGAGCACTTGGAAAAAACAATATGCTCTATCTGAGTTTTCAGATCCTACAAACTTCAAATCATATGATGACCTCAAAGTGAGATTTGAAAAAGTTGTGTACGGAACTGGAACTACTACGACTGCTGATAAAATTGATACTCCCACCTTTGATGATGCGGAATTAGTACCAGTAGTAGAAAAGAAAAGCGAACCGAAACCGTCAGTCGCACCTGTCGAATCAATTGATGAAGATGGTGACGATGACACTATGGATTACTTCTCAAAATTAGTAGAAGAAGATTAATCCTAATTCTCTCCTGTTTCGCTTAAGGGTTGTGCCTTAATACACACGCCGGCGCCCATGGTTAGGCGCCATTTTGGTTTGTTAGTTAATCGGTTATAACACTGGCCTGTCACGCCGGAGTGAGGAGTTCGATTCTCCTACAGACCGCCAAATTCAATTCATAAATACTTTTATGGATTTATTCTTTCAAATACTTACACAGTTTGGTTTACCTGTTGCGGCTGCAGTCACAATGGGTGTATTCATCTACATCATTCTGAAATATATTTTGGCAGGTGTTGTTGGTCAAGTGGGTGCAATTACAGGCATCATTTCACAATTAGATAATCGTATTAAAACAATGAACCATGATATGATTAAATTAGACTTGTTAATATCACATGCATTACACCTCAAACCAGATATGGATAGATTGTCAAGAGCAGATGGCAAAGAGGATGCCCGAAAAGATTAATGGACATTTTAGAAATACTCAATCAATATGGATTTGCAACATTGGCAGCTATTGCCATGGGATATTTCATTTTCTTTATCTATACCTATGTCACAGAACAAATCATTGAAAAATTAGATAACACCATGAAAGTGTTAATTGCCCTTATTGATCGAGTGAGAATGCTCGATAATGACATCATTCGACTGAGATCCAAACTCAATACCGTCTTAGAAATCAGAGAAAACGAAGAAAAGAAAAAGACAGACATATAAATAGTATTGTGATGAGGTCACTATTACTACTATTTTTGTGTTCGTTTTCCTATGCTGGTGAATTAACACATAACTTTAATAATCCAAGTTTTTCGGGACAAGGGTATTCTGGACATGTTCTGGCACTAGAACAATTACAATATACCAGAAAAGAACAAATTAAAGATGATGAAGAAGCCGCAAAACGTGATGCTAAACGAGAAGAAGAAAATGAAACGATCAATCGTTTTCTTGCAAACTTAGAATCCAGAATTTATGCCAACTTATCTAAACAGTTAGTTGACAATATGTTCAGTTCTGATGGTGCAACATCAGGTACGGCTGAAATTGAAGGTGCAGAAATATATTGGGAAAAGGATGTTGACTTAGGCACAATTATGATTCGTGTTACTGAGGAGGACGGAACAGTAACGACAGTTACCGTACCTGTTGGCGACTTTGGATTTTAATGATACAATTTTTAATTACAATATTATTAGTGTGTTCGCTAGGTGGGTGTGTTACCAATCCTAGAACATTTGATTACGAAGAACCAAAACTGTCAGAAGCAATGATCAATCTTGGTGAAGTGCCGTCATTAGATGGACCACCGATCTCCATTGCAGTCTATTCTTTTTTAGATAAGACTGGACAGAGAAAACCAAGTGACAAATTTAGTCAGTTGAGTTCGGCAGTGACACAAGGTGCTGAAGTGTGGGTAATACAAGCACTACAACAAGTGAGTGGTGGCAAATGGTTTCAGGTTGTTGAGAGAAGTGGACTTGACAATCTAATAAAAGAACGACAATTGATTCGTTCAACACGAGAACAATATAATGAAGGCGACAAAGAGTTAAAACCACTTCTCTTTGCGGGACTACTACTTGAAGGTGGAATTATTGCTTATGATTCAAATATAGTGAGTGGTGGTGCAGGTGCAAGATATTTGGGTATTGGAGCAACGCAACAATATCGAGTAGATAATGTTACAATATCAATGAGAATAGTGAGTGTTTCTACTGGTGAAGTTCTACTCACAGTAGCCGTAGAAAAGACAATAGCCTCACATGCCACAAGTGCTGATATCTTTAAATTTGTCGATATGGGCACAAAGGCAATAGAGGTAGAATCAGGCATTGCAACAAACGAGCCTGTAAATTATGCAGTACGAGCCGCCATAGAACAAGGTATCGTAGAATTGATTAAACAAGGGGTAGACAAAGAAGTTTGGAAATATAAGGAGTAATAAATGTTTAATAGACTGTTAATTATATTATTAACGTCTATATTATGCAGTTCTGTTTTTGCAAATGACATTTATATAGAACAGGTTGGAGACGACCTTGATTTAGATATAGTACAAGATGGTCAGAACAACGAAATCGGTGATTCAACAACCGATATGACACTAAATGGAGATAATATGACGTTCTCCATTACACAAACTGGTAGTACAAATACAATTGACGCTATCATTAAAGGAAGCACATATACAGGAACATGGGCATTTACAGGTAGTTCTAACACGGTAGATTTATTGTGTAGTTCTTCAACAACAGGTAATTGTGATACTGTAACACTAAACATTACAACAACAGGTGATTCAAACACATTTGATTTTGACATTGGTGAAGTTGCCGATGCATCAAGTTCAACTGTAAGTTTCACAGTCACTGGTGATAACAATGTCACCAATGTTGATGTAGATGGACAGAGTGCTTCTGTAACTGTTACACTAGACAACTCATCATCACTTTCAACTAACTCAGCAAACGCAGACGAAGGTGTTGCTATAACTTTAGATGTTGACGGAGATGGTGATGTAAATGGACACACAATTATTGTAGATATTACAGGAGGTGGTGGTACTTTAGATATCACACAATCTGGTGTTTATGATAACTATGTAGATTTGGATGTAACTGGTGATGACTTTGATATCGACATTACACAGAGCGACTAAGTTTTTTCTAGTTCTTCTGTTTGTATCAACTACTGTTT